TCATTTTTGACGGGATCGTTGACAGCTTTGCCCACGTTGAGTGCGACCCAATTGAGTATGGGTGCAGCAGCGCCCAACTTTGAGTCTGGCACCAGCGCCGATACCAGCGAGGCAATCGCAACCAAAATCGCGGCAATTTCGACTCCGAACGGGATCGCGTTCAGTAATTCAATCATTTAATTCTCCGAATTTATCGACCCACCAATCAGGCAGATCGCCGGGCGGCAGACCCTGCACATGGATATGTACACCTGAACCCACATCATGCAATTTGAACCAGAGACCCAGACGCTTTGCCTCTTGCGCACCGTCAGACAAATCAGGTGAGACAAAATCTCGAGCCATCCCCAACAAGTGTTTTGACTGCGGGTGGCCTCCCTCCTGGGCGTTTCGCTCCGTCGACCGCCGGCCAGAAGTTTCCGACAACTCTGGGCATCGCCTTACCAGCTCGCGGCAAGCAGCGTCAAACTCTGATGGCGTCATTGGGTGTCGCGTCACGAAAGCACCGATTTCCTCAACAACCCTTGCGGGTCAATGTTGTGCGGTTTTGCAAGAAACGAAGGCGTGTCCCCATAGCTGACAGTGATCTCTTCGTCAGCCGCGATGCCTCTCAACGCCTGCGCTTCGTAAACATCTTTGCGGACGTTCTGCATCGAAGCGTTTGGATTGTCGCTGTGGTTAATAAATCGACCAAGCTTTGTGCGCACCATTGAAGTGGGCGTAGAACTAGTGACCAAGATCCCAATCGAATCACCTGACGAAAAAGCACGGGTGGCAAATGCGCCGTCGCCATGAATACTCGAGCGCGCTGTCACGAAATTTTTATCTGACATTTCATTGCCGCCTAAACAACATCTTTGCCCGCCGCGTTATTCACCAGCGCCCGGATGCCGTCCTTGATCTCGTCGATGTCATCGCTCAGGTTCTCAATCGTTGTCCCGGTTTTCGCAGACGACTCGGCCAACGCTTTGATCGCTTCGGAGTGCCGAGCAAGCCGAGCCTCGGAAACCTTGTGGCGTTGCTCAAACTCGGCTTCCCGCTGGCTTTGCTTGTAGAAAATACGCGCAATCGCGCCACTTCCCGTGACGCCGAGAGCAGCCATTAGTTCAGTCATCCATGAGGTTGTGCCGGGATCGGTGGGCATTTTTTCCTGCCTCAGCGTAAGAGTTGCCGCAGATTTAACTTGCTGGGTTTAAGTCGCCCATATTCGTGAACGGATCGATGTAGGAGTTGGCACCTTCTCCCGAGCCGTCAGATAACTTGTACACCTTAACGGCTGTAGCCGTCCAAGTGCCGTTAGTCACTACGTCGCTAATTTCCAACTCGTCAGCGGCGGTTCCAGAAGCAACAAGAATAACAATGTCGCCGGTAGCCACATCATACGACACTACGGTTCCATCCTCTGCGCCGCTATTCCAAGTCACCGAGTCTCCCGCTGCGGGAGTGCCAGTTGCAAGATTTGTTTGCGTCATACGGGTAATCTCGCGAGTGCCTACGCGATTTGCTGCTTGCGAAGGACCCGCAGAAAACGCCTGATAATAGTTGTTAGCGACTAGAGTTTCGTCTGCGCCACTAACCTCTCGAATAACAAAATCTAAACCTCCTCCGTCACCGCAGCGAAATTTGTTTCCAACAATTGTCGCCCCAATAGTGTTTGTTGAAACGCAGCTATCGTCGCCAAAAATATCAACTCCTCTGAGAAGGCTACCTTCTTTAGTCAACGAAATCGTATACGGAGCCAAGGCCGCCGAACAACTTGCGCTCCCCCCTATCATTGCCTTAATTCCGCCAACGCAAGAACCGCTGTCTTGGGTTGTGTTCGTTATAACTGTATTTGTTAGAAACAGATTCCCGTTGGTAACTGCATTTACGCGACCAGAAATCCGCGTATTGACAATGTTTGCTTCCGAAGCAAGTGAGCCTGTAAGCGCAATTGCTGTTAAATCGTCTGCATCGAGCGCAATTCGTGCGCCAGTCACTACTACGCCAGAAATGTTTGCTTGATTAGCATTAACTGAAACCGCAGCTTCAATTAAATCTGCGCCAGTGCCATAATCGTAAAATTGAGTTCCAGTGATGCTAATACCTTCAATCTCGGTTTCAGTGTTTGTAGAAATGGCAATGATTGCGCCGGATTTGCCGACTGAATCCGTTCCACCCTCGTAAGACCCTCCAATAACCGAAACCCGTTTACTGCCGCTTATGCTGATGCACGAACCTCCGCCATCTTCTCTCCCACAACCAAGACCGTAACTGTCTGTGATTAGAACATCTTGCGATTGAAAAATATCAAAACTCTCGTCCGCTATTCGATCAGCCACAATGTTAGTTACGTTAAACCGCTTGCAGAATTTGCACGCAATAGCGTGCGACTCTTCGACGGTAGGGCCTTCAACGCTAACTGCGGTAGCAGACCAAGTGCTGTCGGTAACTACATCACCAGCACTAAGACTCCCGCCAACGATGTAAATATTGATCCGGCCACTTGCAGCGTCGTATCCGAGAACTGTGCCGCTTGAACCGCCCCCGTCCCAAGTCACGGAATCGTACCGAGCGGGCACGCCTCCACTAAGGTTAGTTTGTTCTATGCTTGAATAGTTTGCGTGCCCCGAGTCACCGAACGTGTCTAAGTCTTCGATAGTAAGGTTTTCAATGCTGATGTCTGTTAGAAGTTCCACTTTGCTATAGGAAGCGCCAGCTACATTTCCTGTCGTGTGTCCGGTTCCGTCCTCTCCATCAAGCGTAAATATTTTATCGGTCGATACGGAACCAACGGTAAAATACCGATCATTGATCTCCACCATTGAGTTTCCGTTGATATAAACTTTGTCCCCGGTTTCAAGAAAATGAGCAGTGGTAGTTTGAATTTGCACTGGGTTTTGTTTCGTTGGGGCAACGGCAATAGTTTTCCGAGCCGCACAAGTTCCGCTTGTAGCGTAAGCGCAAAAGGTAACTGCATAGTTTCCATTGTCGCCGCACGGTCTAAGTACAGTTTGTCCAGGCCCATCTCCAAGCACGCTAACGTTTGACGAAGTAACCCGGAGCCCCGAGTACACTCGCCCCTGTCCGTTCTCACCCAGGCAGTAAGTTCCTTTTGGGATATAAAGAATGCCTCCACCCGCTGCAGAAATGTCGGCGCTGGCAGCGTTAAATGCCGTAGAATCGTCGGTAACACCGTCTGCAACAACGCCGTAATCCGAAACATTAAAGACTTCTTGAGCGCCACCGCCCGAAAGTTGCTGAGTTGAGTGGCTCCGAATTGTTAGGTATGAAACATTGCCGGCAGTTTCAGCCGCTGTTACATCGACGATTAACCACGCTCGTCCCGTAGTAACTAAAATGCTTGTGTTAGTCGCAGACAGAGTAGCGACCGACGTACACGTTCCCGCCGCATACGTCTTCGTTTCGCAAGCGTAAACAGTGGCAGCGAACGCACTACCTTTCGTAAACGCCAACCGCTGCACTCCATTTGCAGGAGCACGCAAAAAATCCGCAGTCGTTACGGTTTCGTAAATCTCCGACCGATAGCCACTCTGACCGGACATCTGCACCATGTCATAGTAGACCTGGGCCGATGCCGAAGACGCGCCCACCATGAGCAACGCCGCCAGTCCAATACTTCTCAAAAACTTCATTCCGTCTACCTCCTATCAGCTAGTTCGCTGATCTTAATGTTTCTATCCAACCAAAACACCCGTTGCTAAGGAGCGTCAAAGGGACGGGGGTGGAGAAGCGACTTCCATCATTATCCGCTTCCCCTTATACAATGCGTGAGAACGTTTTGTAGGTTGCGCGCGTCCACGAACCTTGGCTCAGGGTGAACCTCACGCCATTCACTCTAGTGGTCGGTGTGAACATCTCGCCATATCCATTAAGCACAGTGGTCAAGGTGTTGGTGTTAGTCGAGTCGAATAACTGAACGCCCCCATCCCACTTGAGGGCATTTCGGAAGTTTGCTCCATCTCCGAGGAACACCTCAAACGTCAGACGACGAGTTGGATGGTCGTCATCCAGGCCTTTGTTGCTGTTGCCTTGGATCTTCATTGAAACATCACCCCCCTGGGCACTCGATGAGCCAGTGGATGGGTTGGTGCGATTGGAGAGAGCGTTGGCCCAGTGGTATGAACCCGAAGCCGTAATGTAACTAACACCAAAGTCTGTGCTGAACTCCATGTAGATTTGCGTGTTGTCGAGAGATAGCTGCACATCTTCTAGCGAAATTTTGTAACCTATGGCAGAAGAGTTTGTTAGTAGGCAAACTATTTCGGTATCCAATGCTGTTACATTGCCAGTTTGAGCAGCAATCGGAGTCCACATCTGATTACCGCCAAGCGCGGTTACTTGAGAGACTGCAAAATTGGTCCCAACTAATGCGGACGACGAATTGCTAGAAGCGAGTGCAACGCTCGACTGTACAGCAGTCATCTCACCTTCGAGAGTGGTTGCTCTTCCTTCGACGGCATTCATCTCACCTTCAAGGGTGGTTGCTCGTCCTTCGACAGCATTCATCTCGCCTTCGAGGGTGGTTGCTCTTCCTTCGACGGCATTCATCTCACCATTAAGAGTGGTTGCTTGCCCTTCAACAGCATTCATCTCACCTTCGAGGGTGGTTGCTCTTCCTTCGACGGCATTCATCTCACCTTCGAGAGTGGTTGCTCGTCCTTCGACAGCATTCATCTCACCTTCGAGGGTGGTTGCTCTTCCTTCAACAGCAGTCATCTCGCCATTGATCGTTACAATGGAAGCTTCAGCAGTGTCCAAATCTGTTTGCAGCGCGGAAACATCCACTCCCCCAAGTGCAGATACGTTTGTCTGTAATGTGCCAACACTGCTTTCGAGGGTGGTTGCTCGACCTTCAACAGCATTCATCTCACCTTCGAGGGTGGAAATAGCACTGGCGTTAAGCGCAGTACGTGGCTCAGTGCGTGCGGTTTCATACCAGTTCACTGCATTGGAAATTAACGTAATCGCGTCACCCCCACTCGGTGTCACATCGAGGCCATCCGAGAGAACAAGCTGCCCGGCCCCACCTCCCGAGTGGATAGCAGTAGCGCTGCCACCGGTCCTCCAGAAGAGCGTCAGGAATTGACCTACGGGTCCGATCGCGACGTTTTGGATGTCAAGAGTTCCGGTCACGCCGATGCGGACGTGTCCCGCATTTATCTGAGCATTTGGGATGACTAGAGTAGTCGTCGATGCGCTGACGTTTTGAATAGTGCTGATAGTCTCAGCTTCAAGCGTTACGATGTCAGCTTCAACAACATTCATCTCGCCTTCAAGGGTGGTTGCTCGTCCTTCAACAACATTCATCTCGCCTTCAAGGGTGGTTGCTCGACCTTCGACAGCAGTCATCTCACCAATAAGAGTGGTTGCTTGCCCTTCAACAACATTCATCTCACCTTCGAGGGTGGTTGATCGAGCTTCAACAACAGTCATCTCACCTTCGAGAGTGGTTGCTCGACCTTCAACAGCAGTCATCTCGCCAATAAGAGTGGTTGCTTGCCCTTCAACAGCAGTCATCTCACCTTCGAGAGTGGTTGATCGACCTTCGACAGCAGTCATTTCACCTTCAAGGGTGGTTGCTCGACCTTCAACAGCAGTCATTTCAGATTCAAGAGTTGCAACAGAACTAATAAGTGGCTGATTGGTAGTAATATCTCGCGTTCGCTTGTTAATGTTTAAGAGATTGTCGAGTGCAGACTCAAGCGCTTCAGAATCAATTGCAACTCCGTAGGACAGATCCATTGTCTGCTTCATCTCGGTGTCAAGAATCAAAGTGACAGTCGCGGACGAAGACGTTGCCGGGATGTTGCCCGAAGTAAACTTGACGGTGCCGCCGCTCTGAGAACCGACACCAAATACCGTGTAGTGCGTTGCTAGTGTCTTAACAGTTTCGACGCCAGCCGATGTGGTTAAAACGACTCTGATGTCTGCCTGGTTCAGAATCTTAAAATTAAACCCATAATCGGTTTGAGCGTTCACTACGGAATGCTGCTGTCGCACGTTCTCGTTTTCGATGGTCATTCGTCTTCTCCCGCGATCAGCTCATAAGCCGCATCGTAAAGTTTGAGCATTCCGTTTGTAACGCCCTTCTTTAGAAGTAGGGTGCGAGCGACAAGCGTTGCTCTTATCAGATCCTCTGCCGTCGTCTCTTCTTCGCCACTCAGCATCTCGAGTGATTTCTCGAGCGGCTCGGCCACGTATTGGATCATTCGATCAATTGAAGTTCCGCTTCCAATAAACCGGTCGCCATCGTCGATTAGATTTGCGATTAGATTCTTCTGACTGCTTACGCCAGGAATAAAGCCTGGGTACTGCGCAAGGTGGCTTGCAACTACAGTGCGGATAAAGTTTTTGTCTTCGTCTTCGTCGTCATCACCATCGCGGAAAGCGTTGCGCATAAAGTTTTCCAGCGTGGGACTCAAGATCATTACGAGGAAGTATGCAGCCATTGCTCTCCCCCGATTGACGTCTTTCTTCTGGCGTCCACCGACTCCGCCCTGGCTTGCGATAAGCGATAGGTGACTAAACAGCGTCATCATGTAGGAATGGAAAGCCGTGAACATGCGGTTGACGTTGTTGCCCCGCATAACCGCAGCAAGGTCTTGGACGTCACCACCACCCTGCGTCAAGTTGACGATCGCGTCTGCTGCAGCAACCGCTTGGATGTCGGTCATCGGCCCAGTGTCTGCGCTTAGCGCACCGTCCTTTGCGGCGTAAAAAGCCGCCCACCAACTCGGAAGGTCTACCCCGTACGTTTGCATTAGCCCGATCATTTCAAGGCCAAACATAGTGATGTCAGCTTCCCTGCCGCCCTTTCCGCTCAACCTTCTAAGCGCATCCTTTCGGTCGCGTTCGCCGGCTGCAACTCGTCGCCGCATAACGCCGGACATCTCGAAAGCACGATTGCGCGATTCTTTGGGGCTTCCAAGCACAGTGCGTACGCCCAGGCCGTGATATTTGCGAGCGTTGTTCATGCCCATGTTCTGGATCAGCATTGCGTGCGTATTGAAATGACCCAGCGTCTGCATCATTACGGTCGTCGTATTCCATGCCAAGTAGAATACAGAGAGCCCGGTGCGCGATTCTCGAGCCAGCCATTCCAGTGCGGACGCGGTTGGCGGATTTGGGTCAACAGCGTCTTTCGCAATCGCCATCAGCCACGGGCGGAACAGACGGAACGCTTCTAAGCCGTGGGCTTCTTTGATCGCCGCCTTGACGTGCTCTGAGTCAATCAAGCGGTCGACTTCGTTCAGCACATTGTGGAGCGCGAGATCGTGAATGACCTTATCGAGATGTCGAGGCAACACCTCGAGGTCGAGTAAGATAGGCCCGCGGAAACCTGTCCGGCTGACGCGATAACCTGAGTCCGTCAGCGGTCGACGGAAACTCGTCTCGGACCCTTCCCATACGCCCTTATCCTGGGTGCGATGCACGGAGTCCAGCTTGTCAGGGTCGTAGACGACCGGAAAGTATTGCCCGGTGACTTCGCCATACGGCGTCGACAGCGTGCGCCCTTCGACCTTCTCAGGCTCGATGCCGTATGTAGCAACCGCATCTGCAGAAATGGTCGGCCATAGTTTGTTGGTCAGATCCCAAAGCGACTGCACCAACTGCCAGTCTTCGCGTGACAGATTCTGATCCAGATACGCTTTGATTTTACCCTCAGACCACGCGAGCCCTTGCCCTTGGTATCCCTCAATCAGCTTGGAGGCATTCGACTCAGTGCCCAGGTTGAGCGCCATCGAGATCAACCCGTAGCGTGACGCTTCCATACCGTACACGTTAAACTTGCGTTCTCGATATTCAGCATCGCGATTGCCAACGTGCTGTTTCAGCAATTCGCTCAACTCGGAAAGATACGCCTCGCTCATCTCCTCGCGTTTATTGACGGCCTGAACGATTGGCTCCCACAGGTAATCACGCCACGGGCCAACAGGTCCGCCGTCGAGCTGATAGATAATCGAGTTGATGCTGCGCGTTGCAAAATAGATTGCTTGCATTGCGCGAGTGCGCTCTTCGGCAGGCAACTCCTTGTCGATCATTTTGGGGCGCTTGATGTGGCGCGTTTCCTGCGATCGTTGTCGCAGCTCGAGCGCAACCGCTTCGCGATCCTGGGCTTTGTCTCGCAGATGAATCTTGTTTTCTCTACGCGCAGACGCCTCGATGCTGCGGATGCCTTCGATGACTTCCATGAACTCGTCGTACGTGAGCGATCGGTAGTGCCGTCGACCTGTTTCAATGGCTTGCGCGGGGCTGACCAGCGGCTCATACCCCAGCGCGGTTTCTTCGTTGATGAACTCGATCAGCGCCGCGGCACCTTCGGCGTCACCTGTCGGCGGTCGATTGCCTACGCTGCGGCGGAAGTCGAACTTGTCGAGCAGATACCCCAAAGCGTTCCCGTGCTTTGTGCCGGGTACGGCGACCCTTTCGCGGCCAGCCTTCGTCTTGAGCTTGGCGACGTGACGCAGGTGGCGCTCAACTTGGTCGAGTGCTTTACGCGCTTCAGATTCCATCAAGATGGCGAGACGTTGCTGACGCTTAGCTTCTTGAGCGGCGGCGATATCGCCAGACTGAAGGGCCTCAAGCGCCCTCATAGAAGCTCGTTCGGCTTGCTTGCTGAATCGCCCAGGCTTGAGTTCGGGCAGCTTGGTGCTCGATACAATGCGCCGCGCGATCTGTCTCAGCATCTGAGTCGGCGACACTTGGCCCCCGGATCGCTTCGCCATCATCCGTTCTTCAAAAACAAGCTGGTCGATTGCGTCCTTTTTGTCGATTGCTTTTGCGACTGCCGAGTCTATTTGCTCCTCGGTCGAATACTGGCCGTACTGCTCGAGCATCTGCTTTTCGGTTTCTCTATTGATGATGTCCTGCGGGTGCTCTTTCACCATGATCGCGAGCTGCTCAAGCATTTGTTTCACTGTCTTGAAATTAAACTCTACGCGCAGCACGTCAGGGTGAACGCCACCTGATCGCTGCCAGTAGCCGTAGCGACCCTTCGGCAAAACCTTGAGGATCCCGTCGCCGGCAATGTTGCGCAGCGCGTTGCGATCCATTCTGCCGGGTGGCACGTTGGGCTCGGTGCCGTCTGGCAACTTACCGTGCTGCAGCCACATACGAAGTCGCATCACTGGTCGCGCGTTCACTTCCTGCTCTACTTCTTCGCGGAGCGCAGCTTTTCGAGCCCGGTACTTCTCAGTCTGCCTTCGCTTCTCGACTGCCCTCGCAGCGGCTTCGATTGATTCAGTTTGCGCTCGCCTGCCCTTCCGTTCGATCTCGACGTATTCCTCTCGCTCGTCATCGGTAAGGCCAAGCATGTTCTGGTCGGAGTCTCGCAGCACTTGATCCATGCCACGCTGCGCCCTTGCAAACGCAATCTCTTGGTCGGTCGCGAGCATTCGGTCTAGGACGCTGCGCACTTCGTCGCTGAGCGGCACGTCGTAGCCGAAGATGCGTTGCACCGAACGGTAGATGCGGAGCATCCACTCGCGGAACTGATCGAACATCGGCTGAAGCTCGCGCGTCGGCGCGTTGCCTTCAAAGAAATACGCTTCAGCCATCGACGCAAACAATTCGTGCTGCTTTGTGCTGAACGCCTGGTCTGGGGTCATGCCCAGCGCTTGCCGCAGGATCGCGACGTCGTCTCTCAATTGCTGCGGCGCACCCTCTCGAGCAGAGTCTGCGAGCAGTTCAAACAAGAACAGGTGAGAGGCTTCATGCAGGAACGTCGAGCGGTTGGAAGCACCCAGTAGTCGTATGTAGGCGTTGCCCAGTTCGCCGCGCTCGAGTTCGTCGACCGGACCCATCGCACCGCGACGACCATCTGCAAACTCTTCGGGCTGGCCTAGTTCGCCTTTGCTTTCTCTGCGCTCTTGTCGGGTGCGTTCGAGCCTTCTGGCGGCTCGCCTGAGATCGCCTCGGTAACGACCTTCTGCAACGCCGGGAGTTTGTCCGGCTTCGCCGCGCGCTCCTGCTCCATCAGGTCGATTGTCTCGAGCAGCGCGTTCAAGTCCTTGGAGTTCTTCTTCATAGCCGCCTTCTTTCAGCAGAGTGCGATACACGCCCTGGGAGAAGAGAATAGCAAAGTCAGGTGTATCAGCGATGCGCTCGTCGGTCAGTTCTCCGTCTGTCAAAATCTGAACGAAAGAACGTGTTTCGCCTTTGGCCTCACCTAGCTGGCCTAGAGTTCTCGCCCAACTCCAGATCGTTTCTTGGATTTCGGCAGGCGTCCAATCGAGGCCCGTGCGATTTGACAGGATCTCGGCTGCGCGTCGAGTGACGACGTTTGCGGCCAAGTAGCCAGGACCCTTACCAGGGTCGGTTTTGGTGATCGAACCGCCAAACATCGCCTGCTGGACGCCCAAGATGTTTGCCATCCAAGTGTCGTTTGTGACTTCGTCTACTACGCCGCGCAGGTTGAGCATGAAAGAGTTGACCTTCGGGCCGCTCAGGATCACCGTTGTTGGGTTTTCGGCAATCAGTATGCGATACGAATTATTTCGCCAGGCGTCGAGGACAGAATCTTCTCCCTTGTCACCCTGCACAGATTCGCCCATGACCGCGAGAATCTGCGCTTTGTCGACGGGACGTCCTGCGCGCACCCAGGCGTTCCAGATCGCGAGCGTGTTGACCAGATTCGATTCGACGCTGGTCTGCGGCGAGGTTGCAGCAAGCAGCCCGGTAAAGCGTCTCGAGTCCTCGAGTCCGAATACGTCAAGGATTGCTTTCGCGCTGTCCAGATACCATCCGCGCTTGGCTCTGCCGGCAAACGCAACAGACGCGAGTTCGCCCGGATCTGGCAGTTCGTCGATCAAATCGATCAACCGCTGAGCCGTGTTGGCTTTGAGCTTGCGAGCTTCATCAGGATTCAAGTACTTCAGCACGTTTTGGATGCCCGGAGTCGCGGCAACCTTCTCGCTTGCACCGGACTGGAACAACTCAATCGAGTCCGACTCAATCGCGTCAATCAGCTCAGGCGTGAAGTTGATCGCGCCCTGGGCACCGATGCCATCCCACTCTTCGAGCTGCTCCATCTCGGTGCCGTACTTCTTGGCAAGCTTCTTCATCCGGCTCGGGACTTTGGTCGCGTAGTAGTTCGTTACGTCTGGATCTTCCCAACGATCATCGATCATTTGAGCGTCTGTCATAACGACGCCTGACAATCCCATCGCGTGCGCCTGAAGGAGCGCGTTCTTCAAGCCGAGGTCGGTCCACGATTCGGTCTTGCTAAACGGAGCTTCGGGAACCTTGCCGCGTAATTTTGTTACCTCGGCATTTGCATTCTCATAAAGCATTCTTGCGGACATCACATCTGGATCGCGATTGGTTATTTCATTTACAGTATTATGTACTGCTCTGTGTGCGTTTCTAAAATCAAACGGAAGTCTCTCAACGCCCATTCCTCTCGGACTTCCGTCTGTGTTGAGAGATTCTATGTGCGCACCAAACCCCTGTTCCAACGTAACGATCACAGCAGTGCTTGTATCGTCGAGGGGGACTTTGATCGTACCGCCAGCGGCTGCTAAGGCGTCGAGGGTCGCCGGTTGGTCGTCTAACTTTGGTGACAATCCCGCTGCAAGAAACTTTGCGCTTAGGTCCTTTTTTGCCCTAGCCTGCTCTCGGTTTCGCACAGCCATCGCGTCAGCGGATTTAAGTCGCGCTGCGTCTAGTTCCTTTGCAGTTTCTGCTGTCTGGTAACCTTTTTTTCGACCCTTCTGGTGCCAGTCGCTTTGGATCTCAAAGATGAAGAGCTTGCCGTCACGAGGTTCGGCAAGCAGACTAACAACGACGTTGCTCGGCTCGCTGCCCCAGTGACTCCCTGTGTAATCTTCGCGCGTATCATCCTTGCGCCGCGGAAGCGTGACGAGGATTTCCATGTATCCGGAGCCAGCTTCTTCGATGTAATCACCAAATGCCGTCGATCCCTCTAGCTGGGTGCCCCCTGGCCCATTCACAACGCTTGCGTCCAGAGCTGCAAAATACTCATCGGCGAAGGTGGTGCGCGAGAGCAGCATGAGAATGAGCAACTCATTTTGGTCACGCGCCATGCCGGGGTCGATGTATTTACGCCCGTTTGGGTGTTCCGCGACAAACCGAGAGCGGAAAGTTTCCGCAACGCCGGACTCTTCAAGTGGTTGATTGAGGTTGCTGTTTTGAAGTAGCTGCGTCAGCTCAGCTTGTATGTCTGCGGGGTCGCTGCCTGGACGAGTCGCCCACACGTCCTCGTCAATCTCGTTGGAATACATGATGCTGGATTCGTACATGTTGCTTGCTTCGACAAACAGCGGAGACTGGGGAAGGTCTTCGCGTTGCAAGCCATCTATGGCCGACACTCGGACTTCTCCGTAAGGGCCACCGATGTAGTGTGGTTCGACCTGCATGAAAATATCAGTCGCAGCTCGGCTAGACAGGTTGGTCGCTTCAGAAGCCTCGCCGCCCAGCAGATTGACTCGAACCTGCAGACCACCCTCCTGCAGAAACTCTACGATGTCTCGGCGTGACATCGAGTCTTCCAGCCCTTCGGACATTTCAAGGAACTCGAGCAAGCCAGAGAACTGAAGTTCGTCGTTCTTGATGTTTCCCTTTTGCGCCTGCTTCTCAAGTGCCGCGCGGTATTCAGCGGCTGTGCCCTTCTTCGGCAGAGTGGTGGCAACCTTGAGCAGCACGCTCTTCAACCCAGTCGGCAGCAGGCTTCCCTGATAGAACTCACCGTCGCCGTCCCGCTCTAGGCTCATCTCGTCATCGAGTGGGCTCAGTAGATCGAGCAGCGCCTCGGTGTCGTCGTCTAGCGTGAGTCCCGCTTCTTCCAGAGCCGCCTGCACGCGCTCAAATTCCTGCTGCTCCTCACCGAATGCGATGAACTCATCGCCAGACATGAATGGATCGCCGCGGTTCTCTTGTGCAATTGCCTCAAAGACCTTGTTGGGATCGACTTCGCCGGCTTCGTTTTGCAAAGAGGGATCGCCAAATATGTCTGACAACCGCGTGCCATCTCGGCTTGACATCTCGGACGGTACGATCTGGTCAAGATTGCTTAGGCCACCCTCTTGGTACAGTCCTCGAATCGAACCCCTGCCAGTCTCTGGCACGTCCAAGGATGTGAGGATTTGGCCCATGTCTGAATTAGGCTCGACCCCACCCTCTTCTGCCAGCGCGCGAAGCATCCTACGCTCGCGAATGTTTGGAGTCACCCCGTCTTCGCGGCGATAGCGCTCCAGGCGACCTTTTTGCTCTGCGCGTGAAATCAGCGAATCGAGCGAAGCGCGTAACGCAATCGGTCCTTCGGGGCCTGCTTCAAGTTGCCGCGACGGAATCACTTGGACGATCCCGCTCTCTGCTACTAGCTCACGCACTGTCTGGTTGTTGCGCTCTGCGCGAACACGAACTCGACCGGCAATAAACTGCGCGTATCGATTAGCCTCAACCTTACCCAGCCTGGGCTCCTGCAGAATTCCCGCTTCAATCTTTTGCTCAATCGCCTCAAGGACTGCGTCGTCATCGGTCAGCTCAGCGAACTCTTCTTCGGAGAATCGTGCAGCTTCCTCCGCTGTTTTGTCTGCCTGCTCTTGGAGTTGTCGCGGCGTGAAGTCTTCTAAACTTTCGCGTGAGTCCATCGCAAGACTGTCACCGGCACTTGTGCCCGCGACGTACGTCACCCATTCGTCGTAAGGGATCGCGATCTCAGCGCCAGTCTCTTCGGACGCCTGGTCAGCGCCCGCAAGCGAAGGCACGTTCTCGGTGAGACTCTGCCACTCTTCGTTAGGACTGCCGTCCTCCTCTTGACCGTCCTGCGCCAACTCGTTTGCTTTGGTTCGGTCGACGTAAATGTATTCCGGCGCAGATCCTTTTGCGATCAGGTCGCGGATGTGCTTCTGGAAAGTAGGCTTGTCTCGCTCGCGCAACCGGGAAGCCGAAGCTTGCTCGAGCATTCCCACCTTCGCCCGCAGGTTGTCAGCCGCTTGCGATTCCGTCGCGACGTTAATCGTAGAACCGGCGAATGACATTCCCGCGCCGCCGTAAAGGCCTGCCTTGCCTGCGTCAATGAGCTGAGCAAGCACGCCCGCTACGTCAAAAATGACAAGCGGCTCGCCGGTTTCTGGATTGATTAAGGGACGCCCCAAGGCGTTGGTCGGCGTATAGCGCACGTCTTTGTACGTGCCGTCATTCAACCTCGCAACCGCCTCAGTGGCAGCTATTTGAATGACCTGCTGGCCCACCTCAGTCAAAGCCTCGACGGGTGCTGCGACTGCCGCTTGACCAATTGCACGTTGCGTCACGAATTCTTTAAAACTCTTGTTCGTTGCAGCCTGTCTTAGAAATGCAGACGCAGCCGATTCGTCTGCAGCACCCACTATGCGTTTGACTACAGGAATCTTTGAAAAACCCAAACGCTCAAGCGCAGCCATCGGCACTGCAGCGGCCATAGACACCCACGCGCCTGCCTGCCGGTTTACCTCTTGGTCTTCGCCGACCTCGATCGACTCGAGCCCTGTGTAGACCTCGCCGGTCATAGTGCTGTAGATGTACAGAGCGCCGGCTAAACCTCCGACTGCTGGGGCACTTACTGCTACGCCAGCCGCAGTAAGCAATCCTGCAGCGGCGTATCCAAGCCCTGATGCCACCATGCCACCTGAAACAAGCGGTGCCATCTCGGCAGTAAACGACGCTAAGTTTGTTAGTTGACCAGCGGCACCGCTTTCGGGCGCGCCGTAATCAACATTCAGCTCAGCTAACTGCTGATCGTACAGGAACAGATCGTACGCGTACCCTGCACTGGGGCCTAGTCCGATTGCTTCGCCAAACGCTTCACGCCCACCCAACATAGAGCGCTTAGTATTAACTACTCCCCTTTTAGCTGACTGCACAGTCTCGCGAACCATTCCCTCAATCGTCGCCAACAATCCAACGTCGTCGCGCGCCAATTGTGCAAACGCTGGGTCGCCTAGCCTCTCGTGTGTGATCGGTGCGTCTTTGGCGACTTGCTCGAGGTTCATATCCTCGCGCTGTGCTGCGGCTTCGTAATCCGGGCGATGCTGCTCAACAAAGCCGGGGTCGACATCGAACTGATTGGCAAGCGCGTTATCGCGTGCAGCCTGGTCAGGGTTCACGTCGGCAGTCTGCGCCAGCGAAGACTCCACCTGCTCGCGGCGCATTTCTTCTTCTAGCTCAGCGCGCTTCTTGGGGTCGCTAAATATGTCGTAATACACATTCGTGTCAGAGGGAGCTGCCAATTAGTCCACCTCTGGAATGGTCGCGCGGTAATAATCCTTGAGCGCAGTCTGGTACTCCGCGAGAAACTCCCTACTGCCTGCCTGCAGGCCGGGCTTTTGCCTCTTTACTATCGCAGTTGCAAACGCTTTAGCTTTAGGCCCAGGTCTTGCCACTAGGCGTGGAATATCGCTCGGATCCCACGATATAGCCGGCTCTGTCGGATCATTCCAATAATCGTTGCGTGTCACAGGTACAAGCGCGTCGTTCATCAATTGCAGAAGCGCTGGAGAATCGAGCTTCCCACCTAGATCCTGGGATGCTTTCAAATACATCAAAGTGAATCGCTGCTTTAAATTCTCGCGTTTTTTAGGGGTGTTAGTTTGAGTTGGGAATTTAGTTCTAGATTTTGCTTCAAACGTAGCAAGCGCGCTGCCCAAGAAGTCAAAATTATCCGGTTTTGGTTTGGTTTGAAACGACGCAAATCTGTTGAAGTCGTTTTGCGACAGTTTCCCTGCGACTAGTTTTAAGTCGCGATTTTGAAAATCTGCGCGACTCTCTGGGATAGCAGATGTCATTTCCTCGATTATTTGGTTGAAGGTGGCTGGGTCTGACGAAATAGCCTGGAAGCCTGTCCAGCTTTTCTGCCAAGCCATGAACCGGACACCCTCTTCGGGCGACATGCCATTCGCAATAGCCAACGCCGTGCCGGGTTCAGCGATGTATGCCATTTGCGCGTTTGCATAGGCTTGCTCGGCTTCTTGCTTTTGTTCTAAACGGATCTGATTGAAGCGAACTTTTGCGTCTGCTTCGACAGCTTTTCGGAAGTGCGGGTTTTGAAAGTCTTTGTTTTGTTTAAGTTCTTCAAGCACTTCAGACCATTGGATGTCCTCGTCGTTTTCAGCAAGATTCGTGACGGAATCCAAAATGCGATAGCCAGCTTTCAGCTCTTCGGTGTTTTCGTTGTTTGCGCGAACTGAAACCGCAGTCTGAAGGCGCAACCGCATTGCAGATTCGTCGGTCATTGCTCCGCGTTCAACGGCAACATCTAGTTCTTCGTTCAATGTTTCTAGCTGCGACGGTGTGACATCTCCGGTAAGACGCGCCTGATTAATGAGAATGTCTGACGACTGCAGCGCTGCGGCTCGGACCGCACCTAGCGCACTTTTCTGAGCAGAGTTTCTTGCTTTGATCGTGCCCTTGTCCGATACATCTCCAGCCGCGCGTTCCCAATAACGTGCTCCTGAACCTGCAAAAGACTTACCCCGTGTTTTGATCTGCTCCTGAGCCCAGTCGGTGTATGCCTTTTCTCGATCAACCGCCGGTGTGTCGCCTTCGTCAATCTCCCGCAGGTACGCATCTGCTTCGAGCGAAAACTTCCGGGCTTCTACCTGCGCCTCGGCTTCGCCCTGCATGTCGAAGAAATCGATTGCCTGAACGCCTGCCTTGGCGACCTTCCCCAGCCCATCGGAGATTTTGAGCTGCGCCGCGGCCATGCCACCGCCGTACGCAGCTTCGATCTGCTGTACGCCTGGTGTTGCACTTTGCTGTCCGCGGACGTCTAGTTTGGGCATGGCTAACGAACCTCCGTCGGCTTCTTAGGAGAATCAAATGCGCCAGCCTTATAGCCCGTAAGAGCCAAGGAACCAAGGTCGCCGACAAGGCCGATACCCTGACCTATTGCAGCGATCTTGCCTGCGGCCAGACTATTGGCAGCAGCGGCGCGTGATTGTGCCGCGGCGTAGTTCGCACCGATGCGCACGTTCATTGCGTCGATCTCAGCCGAACCCTGCTCATTTAGGTAGGTGTCGAGTGGAGTGCCAAGGTCCGACCGAACGCCGGATGTGCCGATTGCCTCGCGCATCTTGCGCAATCGGCGGCGGTTCATATCGCGAATGCGCTCTTCTTCTGCGTAGCCTCTTGCTTGTTCGGCCCTAGCCTTTTCTTTGAGCGTTTTCGATTGAGCTTCAGATTGTTTGATAGAAGCATCGATTTGAACGCCAGCACCAGCAACCGTGGAGGCTGCGATAATCGAACCAATGATAATACCCCAAGTGACTGGATCGAGTGCAAGATAGGCATCTGGAGGTAAAGCAACCTCCGGCATCACCATCCAAGCTAGGAATGCAAGCGCGTATGTCAGGACGAGAATCATCCGCCCTCCTCTGTCTTGAGCATTGGGAATAGTCCCACAATCGTTGCCGGCTGCGGCGCGGCATGACGCACCGCAATGCGCCCATCCTTGTCATAGCCTGACGGTAGTGTTAGGCGCTCAGTGTCGCCCGTGATAAGAGGCTGCGGAATGTCTGCGGCGTTGAAGACTGACGGCAGGAGTCGATCCATCGTGTCGAATGTGACGCCGTACTCGAGCCCTGGTCCTGTCTGATCCAGACGTACAACCATCCGGTTGATTCGCTTAGTCTTGCCCTGTGCTGTGCCAGCGGTTGCGCCGACCTCGAGACGCATCGTCTGAAGCTTGGCGACAAACGGAAGACCCGCTTCAATGCGGTTCCCGTAACGATTCAACGTGGCAGAGCCGCCGCTGACCGTGACAGCAATGTGCGCTTGCCCATCGACCAAAAATTCCAGCGACTCGCCTTCGAGATGTTCAAGTTTGGTCACAGTGTTCGTCACAAATTCAAAGCTGCCGGGTGTACCAGAAGGAATGCCATTGAGCGAAATAGAACCGCCCGATGGCTCAACTAACGTAATGTTGGAAACAATAGAAGCCGATGCAGAAGAAGCAATCTGGAACACGCGACCCACCCCGACGCCGTTACTGGTCGCAGTGAATCGAATAAAATCGCCGACGCGGTAAATAGTGTTTGCGGGCAACAACGCTGTGAGCGTTGTGCCTGCAAACACCAGACCAACAAACGGTTCAGACGTCGTCCCGCTATAACTCAGGGCCGAATCGAGAAAGCGAGCGTTGCTGCGCGCTGTAGTTGGTTCCCAGGGACGCTCGAGATATTCGATGTACCGCTTGCTTGCTCCGTTGATAGTCCGCTCAATGAGGAACCACACCTGATCTTGGTCGCCGTCTGGGTGCGGGATGACCGCCACCGATAGGACTTTCACACCCGAGCCGCCAAGCTGGTAGGTCGCCCAGGCCGTTACTTCCTGCGACCGTTCATAGGTGAGCGTCCTCAGCTTGCCGTCCTCGGTAATGCACCAGAGGAGTCGATACGGCTCATGCTGCAAAACCATATCCTGCAAACCGCCAACGAGGATGTCCTCGCTGAGCGCAGTCAGGTCAGGCGCGACATACGAATCCGACTCGAACTGGTACTGGAGTTCGTGAAGCTTTTGCCCGGAGCGTTGAGCAAACAGGATGCCGGCGTCGACTCCTTTCGCTTGCGTGCCTTCTCTGCACCCGTACTTGCTGCGACGAGTCAATTGAAAGTTGTCTCGCGAAAGGGCCTCGTCGCCATTCTGACTAGACAGCGTGAACTCGCCGCCGAGAGTCCCGATAAAAAGCGATTGCTGGTTACCGATGAGCCATTGGATTGCGTTCTGCTGCTCGTTGTGGATCGTGAAGTCTAAACCCTCGGCGTGCTCGCCTGAAGACTGGAAGTTTTCGTAGTCGCCGACTGCCGATCCCCAAACACTCTGCGGGAAGCGCGTTGTGCCGCCAAAAAACAGACGGTCTTGAAAAAAACCTACAGAGCTTGGATAACCGTATTCATCCGCCCAGGCACCAAGCGTCCAGCGCGAGGTCGATTGTCCTGCTTGTCGACGTTGAGCGGTGCCCGTGGTCGCTACGGCGACAACGCCCGAAGTGTCTGCGCCTGTCAGCGCAAACGTGAATGCAGAAATGTCGGCGCTGGAAACAACAAACTCATTGCCGTCAAGAACCGCGTTTGATGTCCCTTCGATAAAAACGGTATCGCCGTTTGCGTAGTTGTGATCCGGTGCGGTGACTACGGCGGTGGTTGCATTGCTCACCTCGGTTATTTCAACGGCAGGTTGGTACGTGTAACCGCTCGATACGGTTGAAGCCGGCAAAAAGATTCCATCAGTGTCCACATCAATAGTGCAAGTCGTGTGTAAGCCAGATCCGGTGGTCGTGCTGTTTACATGCGTGATTTTGCCATACCCGTAGCCCTCGTTCAGAAACTCCCATTCGGAATAGGCTTTGCCGTCGTTGAATATCCCAGCATCATGGACAGGCGGCTCAGTGCCTGTATAGCTTTTTTCGGGATTTCTAGCATCTCTCCACCAATCTTGTCCCGCAAAAGAATAAACCCTCCCGTCTGAATAAACCGAGCCAACGCCGTTTGGGAAACTTCCTAGTTTTACAAACTGCTTTTGCGGTTGCCACTTGGGATGTATCGAAGCGTACAGTTCACGGAGGCGCACATAACTGCCCACCATCGAGTGCTTAAATATCGCTGACGAAGCGGTTAGGACGACTGCAGTGCCGGTGCTTGCACTAGCACCTACGGTGATGCTCTCGTCATCGTTCTCGATATTAAACGGCGGCTGGTTTCCGCTAATCGTGGTGTACGTCCAATTCGTTGCGGCGATCCGTCCAAGCTTGGCAGGAGGGTGGTTTGCGTGAACGATGTACAGGACGTCGTTGCTCTGCTCAAATGCGAGCTGCGCCACTTCGCTCGACTGGTAGGGCACGTTGGTCGTAAGCGTATAGACGCGCGAGACTGTGCCGGCGGAACCCGTAATCCGACCAGTTCCGTTCTCTCCGGTCAACTCAAATGTGTCGGTGGTTTGGCCTGCGACAGTGAAGTAGCGATCGTTCAGCTCGCGCTGGTCAGCGCCTGTGACGTAGACCAAGTCGCCATTTGCAAAGCCGTGAATGTTGGATGTGATGACGACAGGATTGGCAGCGGTGGGGTTCGCGTTAAAGCTCTTCGCGTCCTCGAGTACGGGTCCGTTGTTCCGGTAGAACCGCACATACTCGTGTCCGAACTCGAGCACGTAAGCCTGCTCCCGGCTGTATTCAAACTGTACAAGTCGAGCATTTTTGTCGGAGTACTTTGCTTCGACGACGTGACGCGTACCCGATCGCTTAACCGCCGGCCCCTGGGCCGTAGGAACAAAGTTCTCGATCTCGGTGCAGCCAGCTTGGTACTTAACTAGATCAACGCGAGCCTGCAGGCGAGGCCCAAGGCGTCCAGCATTAAAGGCAGCGACGATCGGATTCGCTTTTGACATCTATCGCCTCAATCGCGCTAAGACCCAATCATCCTCGTCGAAAGAACGCGGAGAGGATTCTTGACCGTCAGCCATTTTTGCCCGCGTCATCATTTCGTCTAGTAGCTTGTGGATCTGCGCACGTTTGGTGTTGGATTGGGTAATCGCTTCGCAAAGTTCAAGGGCGACCGAGTAGCTAAGCGCTTCGACGAGCAGCGGATCAAAGATACCACTATCCGTTTCGTCTTTGGCGTAAAGCACACCCAAGGGAGCGTTGATGTCGCAAAGAAGCGTCCGCCCTTCGACAGTCCAGTATTGCTCGGAATCGTCCGTATCGATGTCGAACACGGCAAGGCAGTCGTATGGGAGCTGGTACTCGTATGCGTACCCCCATGCGGGTGTTGTTGCCAGCGCCGCAAGCTTTGCTCGGGTCGTTGTCGAGTTCCACGGGTGCGAACGTATCACGGCTGGTCGAACGCGAGCCCAGGCGGACGAAGCAAGCCTCGCCTCCTGAGTCGCGTCGCCCAGGGATGTGATGAGCGTCTCGCCGAGCATCATGAGCCCGCCGTTGACTATGTCAATGGTAGACGCCAACTAGCCTTCCTGCTGAAGTAGTTGAGCCTGGCAAAGCTCGAGCGCAGCGGAAAGTTCTGCCGTGCCCTTCGCGTCGTCGTAAAGAACGCCGACAATGTGCCCAGCAGTCAATGAGCCAGTTTCGGCATTAGAAACTGCATCTACCGACTCGTGCCCGGTGGTTTCAATCTTACGAACGGCCATAGTGGGCCTCCGAAGGCCCCGACCCAAACGAGCCGGGGCCTCAAGTTTGAGGATCAGTCGCCTGCGGTGTACTCAACTTCCACCAGCAGGGAACCGCCAATGTCCGCCGGGCCAGTCTTCAGCTCGAACACCAAGTCGTACTGGAGTGCCGGGTCGTCAGTCACGCCGCACAGCGCGTGCAACGTCTTGCCCCGGTCCAGATTGACCAGCGATGCGCCGCTGAATAGATCGGCTCGTGTTACTGCCGCCGCAGCGCTTCCACCATCTTCAAACACGTCGGCATCAACCGCAGCACCATCGTGCGAAGTGCCCGTCTTCCAGACGCCAAGATCGTAGGTCGACGCACCAGCCGATAGGTCATCATGCGTGACATTGACCGCAATAATTCGGTCAGCCGAACGAAAGCTGCCCAGAATGATCTTGTCGTTTGCTGCCATTTGATCTGGCACGTTCGCGAACATTCGTTTGTACCGCAGGCGTCCGTGACCCGCGCCCGCAGAGACGCGGTGCCCTGGCGTAACGGAAAGAGATCCGATCGTATCGGTTGCATTCTGATCTGCGAAATGATCGCCGTAATAGCTTGCCATGTTCTTGTTCTCCTGGGTTACGACTCCGCAACCCTATGGGGTGCCAAAGGAGCGCCGCGACGACACCGCCGCGGCGCTTGTCTTTGAACTACTCGGTGACCATGATCTCAACGACCTTGGCCTCTTCGACGCGCGTTGCGCCGATCGTGGTCGAGGCGTAGACCTGCGTGGCGTAAGACTTATCATCTCGCTGGCTGATCTCGCCGGAGATGTCCTTCCAGATACCAAGGCAGATACCCGACTTAACCCAAGCAGGGCACCGCCGCTTGTTCGCGGCATCAAGCGCCAGGCGCTCGCTGTGGATGAAGTTGAAGCCCATGAACGACGTGATCTTTCCGTCGACCAGAACAGGCTTCTCGTTGTAATCAAGGGACACGATCTGCGTTTCGGTCAGCAGGTCCGTCTCTTGTTTGGCGGTCATCGCCACGAACATCGGATCGTTCTCGGTGTCGACCTCGGCAGCGCGAAGTTTCTCGCGAGCCTGTCGAAGCGCATCAACCGTAAGGCCCGAAGTCGCGTCAACCGTTGAACCGTAGGTGGTCCAGTCAGTCGTAGTCGCGCCGGTCTTTCCGGTCTTGGTCGTATCAGAGAAAAACGCGGCGATGATCTCGTCGTCGATTGCTCGGTTCATCGCCATTGCATGATTGCGTGCGTACTTTGAGCTGGGCTCGATAATCGTGCGCAGCACGTCCTGCTTGTCGATGAGATCCGCGATCTCGTAGTCCTCTGGGTAAACCCAGCGAGCATTGTGCGGCGTATCGACCAGCGGAGTATCCGCGTGCCGAGTCGTTCGCTTGACGGGGTTCACAGTGCCAAGCTGGTTGACGACGCGAGAACCTTCGGAGCCGCGACAGTCTTCCATCTCGACAGTGGCGCGAAAGCGCGACTCCATCTGCTGCGAGAGGAACTGAAGATTTGCGTTGTACTTATTCTGAAATGTGGTCGTAATCTCGGTGGACACGTAGGTCACCTCCAAAGTGAGAAGCCATTGGGTTGGCGTGTCCGCTTTGAAGCGGGGCCGAATCAAAACGCGATTCAGTGGCCCACGGCGTCGGGTGCGCTGGCTCGACTAGAAAGGTCGAGGTGTCAGCGCGCCCCCCTGCCGGTGTGGGGTGTCACCTGTTCACTGCTGAATAACTTGGCGTGGCTTGCAGAAACGTCAACTGATCCGCAAACCAGCGCCTGAAATCACGTCGATCAATTGATCCAGCTTTCTAGTGACTGTTTCGTCTCCGGCGTTTCGAGCTTTGACTACCGCAGGGTCTGAGGACATCCGCTTGTACTCAGCGAGTGCGCTTTCTCCGTCATGAAAGACTGCCTGCTGACTGTCGCCAGTCTCTACGGCGTGCTCACCTACTACGCGGGACAGGTTGTACGCCCACTCCAGAACGCCCTTTGTCCCTCGTTGCGCCTCAATGGCTTGGATGTCTGAGTCCTCGAGGCCCAATGCGCGCACGGCAGAACGCCCGCGCTGCAGATTGGCGTCAAAATTATCACCCCAAAGCTGACGAACCTCGGCCATTTCGGCGGCGCTTTTCTGCCCAGCTTCCTGCTGTTTTTGCTCGCCCATAGTGTCATTGATCTCGACACCGGTTGCGGTGAACTCACTAACCACGCCCTGCCATTGGTCTTGAGTCAGCCCCAACTCCCAGGCTTTGGATGAAAGGCGCGTTCCTATCTGCTGCGCCTGGTCACTCTCGCCGAACTCAATCGTGTAATCGGACGCGCTCGCGGGTCTGCCTAGTTGATCCCAGACTTTCCCTGCAGCTTCCGTATCCGACCAATCGCTGGGAATCTCGAGCAGGCTCTCAGGGTTTTTGCCCAGTTTCTGGCTCGCGTGCATGTAAGCCTGGGCCAAGCTTTCTGGGTCGCCGTATTGTTTGGTGGCAACCATCTCGCGCAATTCGGGCGAGAACTGCTCTGCCCAACTCGGCACGGGATGAAGCTCGAGCGGCGTTACATCCGGTTCGCCGGAAGGTGATGCCAACATGCTTGATGCGTCGGCAGGCTCAGGCGCAGACTCAACCGTGGGGGCAGGAATCTCTTCGCTCATTCGTCTCTCCAGAGATCAGCGATGGAAGCAAGTTCTTCGTCGCCGATCTCGACGTAGCTGATGAGACGTAGCCAAACTTGACGGCGTCCCTCCAACTGGGCTGCGGCAAGCGGGTCCGAGCGACCCTGCTCGTCAAAAACGTGGGTTGTAGCGTTGGCGTGGCAAAACATCTCGAGGTCTTCGAGGATCGCTGCGCCATCAGACGTACGTCTGCCGTCTTGGGCCAGAAATAGTCGTCTGGCCGCGCGAACTCGTTCAAGCAGACGCTCAGCTAGGTGTGTTTGCTCTTGCTGCATCATCGAGCTGGTCGGGTGTTACGCCGGCAGCTTTCAAATCCTTCATTGCGCTTGCGCCCTGAGACGCCATAGCGAGGGATTCCTGCTGTTCCGATCTTTCCGCCTGGGCGGCGATTGCAGCACTCACTTCTGACTTGTCCTTCAGTAGTCGCGCGCTCACGCCGTTAATTTCAGCGATCTCTCGAAACATTGCGTGCCAGTCTGGCACTTCCAGCAACGAAGGATCAGCGCCGGCTGCGGCAGCTTGAAGTGCCCACCCCGCCGTTCGCTCAATCGCGAGAGCATCCTCGGATCGTTGCAACCGAGCCGCTTCGTTGTCGTAAATGATCTCGAAATCAGGGGCTTCAATAAGTTCCTGCGGCAGCGTCGGCAGGATCCCGTTGCGCTGTAGGATTCCGCGCTCTCGATCGATCTGCGGGCCGAGCATCTCGGCCTCTTGGCGACCCGTTGTAGGAGCCAGGAGTTGACCCTTCTCTTTTGCGCGCTCCATCACTTCGGTCGCAGTCATCTCGCGGTTGTTCGACATCTGAAGAAACAGCGAGTTCAGGAACGATGCCGACACCGACTCTCGCTTTTGCTCCATCATTTCAAGCGTGATCGGCAAATTTGCGCCCGTCTGCAAAGGAACGACTGCGGGGCGGCCATTCATGTCCAGACCACCGTAGGTAAGACCTCCTGGCTTTAGACTTACACGCTTCTGGCCTCGGCCAAGCGGTCCATCTGACTGCAGTAGCAACGGAGGATCGGCGGCTTTGTGACCGCTACGCTGTAGTGTTTTTTCTTGCTCCTGAAGCATTTCAATGTCAGGCAGAATCAACTCCGCAGGGCCTCGACCATACAACTCTGCCGGGTTGACTGTGTATCGGGAAAACAGGTACGGCTGCTCGTGATAGCCACCGCGCTCGACGACGTGCGAATCCTCAACCTCGATGACCAGAGACTCGAAAGCCATGCCCTCGATGTCTACGCGCTGCGGGTCGTAATTCATCCGAGGCTTTACGACGTGAACGTATTGGCTCTTGCGTAGAGGGTCAGACTCCATCGCGCGCTGCGAAGAGGCTGGCGCGCTCTTTCCCCACTTCTGCACCGCCTGGTGAGCGGTCAATTCGTAGGCGTAGTAGACAGTGTCGACAATGCCCTCGTGGTTCTGCTCAATCCACGTATGACCCAGATGGCAGTACTTGTAACGAATGCCACCGCCGGGTCGCTCATCGACGAACAGCGTGTCGTTGCCGAATGCGCCAAGCGCCTTGTAGCCTTCATGCTTCTGAGAGTAATACCGAGCGGCTGGATCGTTGCGCACTTGGAATAGGCGCTGGTTGGCGACGTCAAACCATTCTTTGACTGCCTGGTTCTCATTCAGCTCAGGGATTGACGACCTGAGCCTGTGCCACGTCTGATTCCGAGGCGTTAGAAGAGATTCCATGAACGCGGCAAAACGCTCGAGAGCAAGCGTGGCGCTTGATTCGTAGACCTGATCCGTTCGACGTGAGCCTGGCGACGTCGTCGTATTAAAGTCGCCGGCAAACGGCCAGACGATCTCCTGCAAGCGCTGCCACGTACGATCGTGGTTAACGCGCTCGCCTTTGATCGTTTCCCAGCGGCGAATGCAATCCTCACCGGAGGTCATGCGTACCCGCCGCCGCTCATGCCACCACTCATGCCACCGCCGAGCATCTTTGCTCCGCTGGGTGCGCCGTTTGTAACCGTGGCTTGCGGTTGTTCTGAAAGCAGGGTCGAGGCTGCGCCTTGTCGACGCTTCAGTCGCTGACGCTCGCGCTCGCGGGCCTCGTCGGCCTCGCGGTCATCCGCTGGACGGAATGGTGCTTTCGGGACTTTCGGTGCTTTTGCCATCAGATGACCCCCAAGTTCGGCAGCGTAGGCCGCGGTGGTCAGAAGTAAACCCAAGCCGGACAAGGTAGTTGGCAATGACGTTTTCTTGGACGTCAGGAAAATCCAACCACACGCGCAGCCACTCGTAGCCCATTAACTGACCGAGCAACTTGAGTGCAGCCAGCCAGTCGCGCGCAAAGGGCTTGCCGCGCTCGCTTTCAGTTAGGCAGCAATGCACTGCAAGTTCCTCCTCGTATCCGTCCTCAACGTGCATCCAGAACACGCCAGGCCCGTAAGTGTACCAACACGAAACCACCATCTCCTGGTCCGAAATGTCACGCGGGTAGCCACAAGAAATTACAGACTCGCGAAGCATCGCTTTGTCTGCATCCTGCTCCCATTCTCTCAGTTTTAGCATTACATATCCGCCTTAAATTGCCGTTCGCCGATGTGCGCTCCGGCGTAGTGCAACGTCGCGATCCCTTCGCCTTCACCCAGGAGGGCGTACTCAAGGCTCTCACAAACATGGCTGTAAAAATTCTTGTCCGGCGTCTCCCCATACCGAGCATCACCGCTGACGTTCAGCTTGCGATAGCAGAACCCCCCAGCGGCACCCTTGCGCAGCATCTTTGCCTTGCTCGAGATCATCAGCGCCGGTCGACCGTCCATCGCTAATCGCTTGAGCGGAGCAATTACTGCAGAACGTCGCAGAAGCATCTCGTTCGTCGGGGCCGGCTGGATCGGAATACCGGCGGCATTCATTACTTGTATGGGTGTCGTCTCAACCGTCTGGCCTGCTCGGTCGCCTGCCGGGTCACCCCAGCCCCGAAACGTAGCCTGCGGGTACTCTCGCCCCAGATACAATCTCAGCTCCGGCGCGAACACTGAGGCACTCATGCCTTCAGATACGAACTCATCGATGACTGAGTACCTACCCACAGCAGGCTGGTATTGCAGAATGGCGCAGGCCGGCGTCCTGCCGAAGTCGACACCTAGTAGCAGCGGCAGCTCGCGGTCGTACGCAATGGGCTCCTCCGGCACATGCTTGCTGTCAATGAACTCACGCCAAACAGGCTCGCCATCGATCGTGAACCCATACTCGTTGCCGAGGTTGACGGCGATCCAGCTTTCGTCCTTGCCTGCCATGCCTCGCTCGTAGTAGCGCTGCGGCAGATTCGGGAAGTTCTCAGCGTTTGGGTTTGCCTTCCATTTCACGCTGCCATCATTCTGCAGTCCGTCGCGCTCGAGGCCACCAGGCTGATGAAAGAACTGCCAATCCTCTGGTGGGTTTGTGGCGAGCGGCCACAGCCAATGGTCTTCGTCCCAGGAATTAGAGTCTCCCATGATCCCGTGCCACGTACAATTAACGCCCTGGCTGGCAATCGAAGGGAACCGACCGTGCCGGAGGTCAGCCATGTCAAAGACGGCTTTCTGCAGCTCTTTCGTTTCGTTCATCCACACGAATGAGATGTTGTAGCCGCGCAGCTTTCGCACGCTGTCTTCGCGATCCAGCGCCAAAAAGACCAGTTCGCTCTGGACTCGAGTGCCATCGGGCAACCCAAATGCAACGTGCGCAGTCGGCGGCTCGAGCCCGCCGCGCTTCACCTTTGCGATGTCGCCAAAAACGTGCTGGAAGTCTGCGAGCGTCGTCTGCATTAGGTCGGCGTAGGTATTACGAATCGCCAGACCCTTGGTCGGCCTGACCCCTTCCGAGTTTGGTTCCTGCTCGATCATGTGACGCAGCAAAGGCCCGGTGATCGTGCCCACCGTCTTGCCAGATCCAAGCGGGCCTCGGATGATCGACACCCGCGCGTTCGACGCCATGTAACGATTCAGCACAGGGTTTCTAGGGTCGCCCACCGAGACAATCAGCTCGCGAATACTCACGCCTGCGCTGCGCGCTCCGCAGTGACCCACTGACGTGCCACCACTTCCGCCTGGTCGAGCCCCTGCGAGTTGAGCCGCATCTCATTCTTCAGCTTAAACGCAAAGAGCATAAACGGCTGTCGGAAGTAGCAACGTAAATCGCGCGGCAGCGTTTCCCCTCGGATCAAGTGCCCAAGGATTTTGACGATCTGTTCGTCTTCGCCGTCGAGCATCTCTTCTGTGACCCCAGCGTTCGCATTATTCTTCTTCTTTTTCTTTTGCAAAAGACCCTCCTGTGTAATCCATGTACCTGACGATGTTCTCGCTGCGCACCTCAACAATCTGCTCCTGCGGGATCAGCTTGCTCACCAGGCGCACAAACAATTCGGGATGCGAATGGGCCAAAGTCTCGAAATAATCTTCAGGATTGACGCGCTCGAGAGCCTCAAGCAACGCCTCTTTTACTTCTCGAGTAACGACGTTCTGAACTCCCTTTGAGCGTCCGCCAGTTTTCTCGCGTCCAAGTTCAAACATTCCCTCTTCCTCCACCTCATTCGACTCTTTGATCTTCTATCCCCCTCTACTTCACGAAACACAGCCCGTAGGTCTTTCACAGCGACACTACGCAATGCAATCTCACAAACCGCAGGACATTCTTGTTGCTCTTCGTAGCTAACTCCACACTTGCATTGCATAGAAAATTCATCCAACGAACCAAAAACATGCCCCAAAGCTGGAGGGTGGCAAACGCACAACCGAAACATTCCCAGCTCCCGCCTTACTATCTCATTCACTTCAATTCGTTCTGGTTCATCCATTGTGTTACCTGACTCGGCGGTAAGACCTGCCTTTGATGACGTCCCTAACGGTGCCGATTGCACAGCCGACGCTTTCAGCAATAATTCCGACCCCTACGCCTGCTTTTTCCTGACGTCTTATTTCTTTGACCTGCTCGTCCAGCAACGTGATGCGGCGCAACAGCTCATCTTTTTCTTGTTTGGAATCGTATTGATAATCGCGGATGAACTCCACCACCCTGATAATCTCAGGTTCGTCCTCCCCTTGCGCGTGAAGATCAATGACAAGCTCGCACCCTGCCCTGAAACCGTCCCGAAACGATTCCTTGTCCCGAATCGTCAATGTGGAAACCCCCTGTGTTTCCCAATGTACTCTTGATAGGCGTTATGTATCTCAGCAGCGCAATCCCAACAGCGAGAATACTTACGCCTAGCCGCAGCACTATCCACTGCCACCGTATAGGACCACCTTCTTGTGCAATCGACGCACTTGCAATCCCTGACGACTGTCGGGACTTCGTCATCCAGTAACGACATCAATCGCCTCCTGCAAAGAGCGGACGACGACAGCGGTGCCCCCCGACCATGCTTCAAAAAACTCCACCTGCAGCGGAGTCAAGCGTCCCCTGCCACTCTTCACTTCAAGCAGGAATGTTCTTCTGCGATACCCGACCAGGAGGTCAACGGGTCGATCTATCTGAACGACTCGAGCACCAATGGCTCGCAGACCGTCGACGATCTCGCGCTCATTCGTGTCGCGGTTCTTCGCGTATCGGTTCAGGGTCAACTTTTATCGCTGTTCCAGAATGTCGATTCATTCACCACTCGATCCCTATCCCCAGCGCATCGGAGATCGCCATTGCCCTGTCCAGCCGTGGCACTCTCTTACCAGATTCGTAACGAGACACCTGATCCCTTGTAACGCCAGACATCTGAGCAACGTCATCTAGCGTGAGAGATTGGCTGAGACGCTGCTCATGCACGACGCTCGCCCACTCAAGCACCCATTTTTTCGGGCCGTCTGCTTCATTTAACCAACCACCACCCACGGGTGCTTTGGGTTTAATCATCGTCTCGTTCCTTCGCTGTTGCGTGCTGTGGCGCTGTTCTCGTCGCTCAAGACGTTGCTGGGCCTCCAGCCGTAGACTGTCTCGACAACTTCGCCTCGCAGCCCCCGCGATTTAGCGAGTCCTTTAATCTTGTCTCGTAATGCTTGGATGTGTTCCGAGCTTGCTGGCGAGGCGTTCGCCTCCAGTTTCGCTTGATCCATTCGCCCATCAATTCTCTTTTGATTCCGCTCCGCGTATTCGCGCTGAGAGATTTTTTTCGCCTGCACTATCACTGCGCCCGGAGACGGAAGAAAGCCCGTTACATCCGCTTCTAGGGCCATTTGAAGAGCCTGTTTGAGCTTGTCCGCCCTGACCAGCATGGTCACCTCGACCAATCCCCGCATTCTCTCAGGTGGCGCAGGTTGTCCGAGTGTTTCCGCCGCCCACGTCCAGGCGGCGAGTCTGATACCAAGTTCACCTTCGGTCATGTTTCCCCCCTGGTATCGCAATCAACGAATCCAGATCATCCATATCGCCGCCGGTCATCTGGCGGAATGCCTCGCGAGCCGATTCTCGATTGAACTCAGAGATCCGCTCGCCGTGGTTCTGTGGCCGCTGCGATGCTTGAACATCAGCCGGCGCTTCGCCGTCTGAGAACTGCTCGAGATACTTGGCGACGTTCGACGGACGCCAAACTGTCTCCGGGTTCAAGTTGGCTCGTTGCTCAGGCCAACGATTGCCGAGCAAGTGATACGAGACAAATCCCTGAAACGAATCGACGGGTGCGGTGGGTCCAAACTCTTTGGCGATGGCGCGCATCCTGGCTCGCCGCTGCTTCGTGAGCCTCCACGCTCGAGACTTTCGGTCGTGGTGGAATGTGCCGGCGAGTCGGCGCACCTCGGCAAAGACCTCGGCTTCGATGTCGGGACGGTCGGGACGGTCGGGTTCTTCGTGCAGGATGTCGAACCCACCCGGCGGCTCATCTGACAACGAAACCAACTCAAGTTTTCCCCCCTCAATTGGTGCGCCGTCAGGCGTTCCAAGGGGTGATTTGGTAGGGGAGATTAAGTGTTGGTTTTGGTCTTGGTCTTGGTCTTGGTCTTGGTGTGTACTTTTAGGGGTGTGGTTGTTGGACCCTATACCGTTATAGATCGGCCACTTACTGACCGTTATCTCCCAGACTTTCCCACGTCTATCGAGAGAAACCAAGCCGACTTCCTCGAGAAGTCTCACCCTCTTCTCTGAGACATCTATCCGTCTTCTCCCAGATAGCGCACACAAGCCGCAGTCCGAAAGAGTCAACTTCCCGTCTCCCGATCGAACCCGGTTCAGCATCGCGAGGATTCGGACGTACACGCCCAGCCCCTGGTTCCCGATCTCGGCAATAGCAGGATCATCAAGGATTGAGGAGTAGACCTTGAACCATCCACCGGAGTCTTTCCTGCGGGTCATTTTATTGACACCTTCCGGGTTCCCTTCTTGTTTCGCGCTTTAGTGACAAAACGACTAACGGGGACGCCTGCTCTGGTCGCGTTCCATGCCAAAATCATCGACACACTTTTTTCGTCTGGAGCCATCCTCTGATACATTGACATTTTCGCCTCAATCAGCTTATCCCGCAGCAGACGAACAGGGTCATGTTCACTGATATTTTCCCCAGTCATAAATTTTCGGATAAATGTTTCTGCCAACAATGGGTCGCGATCACAGAACAATGCGTGTAGACACGATGTCGGGCCGGGGTCCATCAGCGCCTTCCGGGTCACGAACGAACACACAAATTCCACGGACTTCGCTATCTGCGGGTGCAAACCTTCGTATGCCAAATGCTCTGCGTAAGTCATATTCTTCTGCACTCTGCTTTTTTGAAAATTACCTGTCGCTGTGAAAGTCGCATGGTGAGTGATTGCAAGCGCAAGAACCTTTGGGTGCGCTTTTTTTTCGATAGTAAGAATATCCCTCAGATTGCGACGTCTGCCCGTGTCTATCGATGTGAATGCTGAACTGTGCAAATCACGAACTACCACAAATTCTCGACCGATTCCGGTTTTTTGCACCGCGGAAAGCCTGTGCTGTCCGTCTAAAAGCGTGTCTCCGCTCAAAATAATTGGCGCACCGTTTTGTATCCAAGCGCCACGGGTCATCGCTTCAGCGTACTTGTCCCTAGCAACGTCTGACAGCTTGCGGTTGTGGCCGTTATCCTTGAGCATCGTCGATGCAATTAAGGGCGTAATGAATTCCACTGTAGCTCTCATGTTTTCTCCTTTGCGCCCATTGGCTAGTCCCCAATGGGCGCTTTCTGTTTATGGTAATTGCGCCAAAAGCTTGCGAGTCGCAGGGGTGATCGGAAGATCGCTTCGTCTCACCAAGCCACCAGTCGCCCTCTCGATTCCAAGCGAGAGCTGCGGACTCGCAGTGCGTTTGTTCCTGCGTAGATTGTTGATGGTCGACTGAACCACCCCGACCGCCTCGGCAAGACTCGCCTCAGTCCAAGCGGTACTAAGAATCAGTTTGTCTAATTTCATGAGGCAAGGCTATTCCCACCGGCATCATTTAGCAAGGTCTAAACAAAACCCTTTTTCATAAAACCTAATCGTTTTTCGTGGAACCCATTGCAAATGGCTATGCCATGAGTCATACAGTGTTCAACATTTTCTCGTCGCAATGAAGCGACCCTTTGAAGAATGGAACGTCAATGTCTTTGCCAACAAATCACACAATCGTTTATGCAAACTATGGTGCGCCTGCAATTGAAACTCGCCATAGCCAACAACCTTACGCGTCCGCAGAAGTCGAATTCATATGTGGTCAATTCGCTATCAGCTTTTTCTTTGGCAATCCCGACGAGATGGAGCAATTCGCTGCAACGCTTCTCACAGCGTCGGAGAATTTGCGGGCATTCAAAAGTTTAGAGGCGAAGGTTGCTGCCAAGCTTTTGGAGAAAACGTCGTGAGCGCGCCGGGCGAGCCCAACCTCGACGAACCTGAATGGTGTGAAGACTGCGATGACGATCGCGACTTTGAAACTTTGATTGGCGATCTCAAAGACGGCAAAATCTGGATTGCCCTTTACGACGAAGGTTTCTGATGTTCTGCCGACTGAAACATCGATTTTATCGCTGGACTGGCCGTCGACTGCGCTGCTCTAGCTGTAGTCAACTCATTCAATTCGTTCGCTGAAATCAGCGGCGAGCGCCAGCCCAATCGGGACACCGAGGCTATCGGGGGCTGGCGTTTTTTTATGGAGAGCACATGTTAAAAACAGGAATCCACCACAGCGTCGGAATGGACGACTATCGCGCTGACACAGGAATCGCATCGAGCGACCTGTCCGCGCTCAAAAGATCCGCCGCATACGCACAGCTCCGCCGTACAACAATCAACGAACCAACGCCAGCGATGCAATTCGGCACAGCCGTACACACTGCTGTGCTCGAGCCGCACCTGTTCAACCGGGTCTACCAAGAAGATCCACAGCACCCTGAGCATGGGGGGTATCCGCGTGGGTGGCGCAATTCAAAGGCCTACAAAGAAGCGGTCGCTTCATTGCATGACGACGGCAAGACCCCACTGTCAGCAATCCAAATGCACGCCTGTGAGCAGATCCGCAAGAACGTCTTGCTGCACTCGACTGGCAAGCTGATCGCCGACGTGCAGGACGATGTCGAGGTGAGCGTCTTTGCCGAAGACCAGGAGGGGCGCAGGCGAAAAATCCGGCCAGACATGCTGCTCTCGGGAGCGTCAATGATTGTCGACCTGAAGACGACGGCCGACCCCAGTGCGTTCGCCCGAACGGTAAACAAGTTCGGATACCACCGATCAGCCGCCTATTACCTAGACACGATTAACCTGCTCGACAATTACGAGCACTACCTGTTCCTCGTCGTCGCGACCGACGCGCCATACGAGGTTTCTGCGTACACCTTAGACGAAGACACGATTGAACAAGGCCGATACGAGTACACCAACTTGCTCGCTAAGTATTCAGCGTGCATGGAGAGCGGCAATTGGCCGCTTCCCGACACCGGCATCGAGGAGGTTCGCCTTCCCGAATACGCCATCAACTATCACATGAATGAGGAGATCGCAGCGTGAACGAATCGCTCCCGACACCTACCACCCAATCAAACGAAATGTCTGTGGCAACTAACGAAGAGCGCATTTTCGCGCTCAACCAGCGGCGAGCCCAGGCGCTGTCTAAGGCACCTCTCGTTCCCAAAGAGTTTGCGAAATCGGTCGCCAACTGCCTGATTGCGGTGAACCTCGCTCAGCGGACAGGGTTCGATACCTTTGAGGTAATGCAAAACCTTCATGTCATTCACGGCAAGCCGAGCTTTTCAGCCTTTTTCCTGATTGCGTGCATCAATAAATGCGGTCGTTTTGAATCCCTAAAGTTTCGGACTGAGGGCGAAGGCATGCAAAGAACATGCATTGCGCACGCAGTCGAGAAGTCGACGGGCGAAGTCATCGAAGGCCCACCTGTCTCGCTTAAGATGGCGCATGACGAAGGATGGTCGACCAAGTCTGGCAGTAAGTGGAAGACCATGCCGGACCTGATGCTGCGCTACCGCAGCGCCGCGTTTTTTGCGCGAACGGTCGCACCGGAAATCGCGATGGGAATGCACACTCCTTACGAAGTCAACGACATGAGATCAAACGCGCAAGCTAGTCGACCTTCGGCGATCAGCGCACAGGAGGCACTCGAGAAAGCGCGTGACATCACTCCCGACTTACCTGTTGAACCAGACTCAGTTGACTCTGCGTTTGGGTTGGATGACGACGGACCTGAAGACTTCTGAACGATTGATTTGCAGTGTTCGCAGCCCCGCCCCTGCCCCCCTGGTTTCCACGGGGGTGGGGCTTTTGTTGCACCATGAAAGGAGTTTCGCATGCGAGACTCAACACAACCACGCTACGAGGGGGAATAGCAGGCCCTTTCGGGGCTATTTTTTGTCTACTACCGCCCCCAAAAGGAATAAGACAATGAAAGACTTTGAAAAAAGCCGCGCTGCTAAATGGATCGCTGGCCGCGAGGAACGCGGTCTGAACAAGGACGACCCGTTTCAGGGTAATCCAATCAACGAACTGCTGCAGGAATACGAAGACACCGCGAACTATCTCGAGGAAGCCTATTGGCAGGGTTTGATTAGCGAGGAGGAAACTCGCTTTGGAATCGACCGGGCTCGAGAGAGCTGGGTGTGGGCGGTTAATCTACTGGAAACGCCTGCGAATCCATAAAACCATGGTGCTCGTAGGCGTCAGCCATCCTGCCGAAGCACCGCCAATAATGGTCGCCGTGCAAAAGGCCCGTTCCCCCTTCCCACAGTGAAACATGAGCTGCTTCGTGAATCGTGGTTTCGATCGCTTGGGTTCGAGTCCGACATCCCGTGTCGCTGATTTGAATCGTAAGCTCACCGCGAATTTCCAACGTCTGGCCGAGCGTACTTTCGCCCTCCCCGTCCATCCAATCGATTGCATCGACCCACTCAAAATTAAACTCGGGCAAGTCGAACTCTTCCCGTAGCCAGTTGATAACTTGGGTCGAGCGTTCGTGCCGGTTCCTCGCTTTAGGCAAACAGCGTCTCCCTGCTTTCGACCGTATTCGTCTCGTGGTCGATGTAGATCAGGCTCTGGCTTGGAGGCTCTGGCGCAAACCCGGAATCGTAAGCGTAGCTATTCGGGCCACAGGTACAGCCGTTTTCGGAGAACGCCATTGAGCTGGTTCTCATAAACGAATCAGTGTGCCGATGACCCTGCACCCACAACTTAAAATGGTGGTGCTGTTGCATTTCGGACAGCCAGCGCCAGGGGGGCGTGCGCAAACCGCAGGCGGTTGTCTTCACGTTGGCCTTTTTTGCGTGCCCGTGGTGAAAGAGCGTTCGAAAATCACCGACCTGGCTGAGCGCGTAATAAGACGACTCGATGTGCCAGTCCCATTCTGCGTAGTCTCGAGCAAGCCGGTGGCTGATTGCGATGTCGTAGCTGCGCCGGGCTGCAAGTCCCGCCTGCATCTGGGGCGTGTCGCGATCGTGATTTGACACAGATACGACGACGCGCACCGGAAGGTCGAGCTTTGACTGCAGATGCCGATGCTCCTGATGTCTCATCTTGTAGGTCAGCTCCATTTCCTCGAGAGGCGTTTCGTCGACAAACGCGGAAAGAAGCCCGTCGTGCATGTCGCCATTGACAAGGTCGTCGCCACCCTGCCAATACGTTAGATGGACTATCTCAGCGTCTCGAGCTTTGCGCTTCAAGCTGGCAATCATTTGGTCGTGGCAGGCCCGAATCCGCTCGTGTCCGATCGTCGGATTGTGCTTGTTGATCGGCAGGTCGATCAGCTCTCGCCAGTGTGTGTCTGAGGAGCAGAAAATCGCGCTCAGGCGACGTTTGCCTTTGCGCTTGGGGATTCGTGCAGGCTTTGGCTCAGCCGCCTCCTGGGCGATCTCAAGCGCTTCCACGGCAGAGCGGAGGGTGCCGATCTCCTCATCCTGCTGTTTGAGAAAGGCTCGCAGCCGCCGGATCTCGAGGCGCTCTTGCTGATTTAGATGACTGCGAATCCCACTAATGCCGTTGCCCGCAAGGACTGCCTCGGCTTCCTCAATAATCGCTGCGACGTCCTCTTCACTCGGCGGCAAGGAGTTCCAGAACTAAAGACTTTGCGCGCTGCGTGGAAACCGGAGGACCGTTTAGTGAAGCCTGCGCCGCCTTGTGGAGATGTTGAAACGCCAGGCCAGCAGCTAGGCCCCGTCTCATCACCTCGAGATAAATTTCGCCATCTTCCGGGTGTGACTTCATCCACCGTTCAAGTTTTGTCAGACGTGTCGGCGCTATTGCTGCAGCAAGAATTTCGTCAACTGTCATTGATAGCTTCCAGTCCAGCCGCACAGTCTCGCGATCTCACGCTCCCAAGAAGCAGTAGCCGGCGCTGAAGTTTCCAGGGCACCCGACGCAATCTCTATGAGGACATTGTCGCTTTGCTCGATACATCCAACGAGGTCAGGGCTCGCGCAACCCATACCGGCGAGCCAGCTCAGCAAGGGCAGCACGGCGACGGCCAAGTGGAGTCGAAATTGGGCCAGACATTTTCCTGACGTGACGAATTGCCTCACGACGCTTCTCCGCATTCGCTTTTGCTTGGGCATCCCAAAATCCAACAATCCAAGCAAGTCCAACCATCGAAACAACAGCTAGGCCGGCCAGTATGATTGAGGTAAAATCAATCATTTTCGACGGGATCGTTGACAGCTTTGCCCACGTTGAGTGCGACCCAATTGAGTATGGGTGCAGCAGCGCCCAACTTTGAGTCTGGCACCAGCGCCGATACCAGCGAGGCAATCGCAACCAAAATCGCGGC